CATGATAGATTCTTGTAAGGTTCTAACCCTATCCTCTCCAACGTGAGAATCCTCTCCTCGAATGATAACTCCATCCTAACGTAATTAATCCTCGACAAGACAGCATCAACATGAGCGTTACAGGGTATCTCATTGTATATCAAGGTCATTGTCCCCGTAGCATTGAAGTGACCGGGTATGTTCTTATCCTTCTTGCTGGTATTGTATTGGACTAAACGCTTACCCTTCACCTCACCGCAAAAACCCTTGATATAAGATAATGATTTCTTATCCCTGAATACACCCTCAACATCATCTATCACACAGTCTTTATCCCGATTCGTGTATAACCATTTATAGAATTCTAGTGGTGTCGTGTACGTATTCAAGTAAGCCATCTTAACACCATCAAGTATCCCGACAGCCCTAAACGTCTTGCTTAAACCAGTCTCCCCACATATTAACGTACCGAATGAATGTCCTTTCTTCTGCATATCAAGATATCTATCGAACATCTGGTAGACTGGAAGATCCTTTAAACGCTCTTTCTTCTCTTGATTCTTCTCATGCCATTTTTCTAGGTGATCGTCTTCCCTCTTGTCTTGCATGATAATCTCATCCTCTTCACTCCAATCATCAACCATCAAGGACACCCCAGTTTACAGCAACCACACACGACAGGATCAATATAGTTCATGATTTCAGGATGAGAGCAATAATAATACTTCCTATTGAATCCAAACATCAATGGTCGCATGATCGATGATAAGTATTTACAGTCAGTCATATCAACCCCTTTCGCTCTAGGTCTTTACGCATATCGAACAAGAGATCATACATCATATTCATCCTTAAATCAATAGTTGATCCGAACCGCCTCCCAAACTCACCCCTAAAACGCTTGAGAGTATATCTCCTGTGTTTACCCATGTGTGTGGCTTGTTTCTCTCCACTAATCCGCTTAATATTCTGCTCATACTCCATCTTCTATCACCTTGAATATCTCCTTGAATAACTCTGATGGGATCCTAGATCGATCAATAGCTCCCTTCCGTCCCTGTGTCCCTGTCTTCGCACCCCTAGGAGCAGATACATGACATTTATCCCCGTTCTTACACATCTTCTTGGGTGTCCATGATTCAAGATTAGTCCATATGTCGGTTGGTTTCATCCGTTCATCACCATATTGACAGTATGTTATCGTCTTCCTGTGCAAACCATCCATAAAAGCCATCTTCCGTAATACACCCCTAGGATTCTCGATAAACCAGTACTTAGGCTGCATGTCCTTGATTATCTCTAGTGTTTTTAGTACATACGCCATGCCTAACGCTGTTCGTACACGCTTAGGACAATAATTCCCACACCAACTTGAACCAATGCTCGCAACACTAAAGCCTTGACATGGAGGACTAGCCCACCGGATATCCAAATGAGGGGGTATATCGGGTTTAAAGTTCAATATATCTATACATGTATCTGGACTGAATCGTGGATCATTATCAACAGTCCACGTATGATAGCCTAAATCCTCTGCTACTTTACTAAAGCTTCCAGTTCCTGAAAATAATTCTATCGTGTCCATCGTTTTCGGTTTAAATGATCTTGAGTCTTTCCCCATCTCTTCTCTTGTTCTCCATCTGTTTCACCTTGCTTTTATCTGTCTCCCTAGTGAAAGGAAGAGTCCAGTAAAAGAGGGGATTAGTCCCCTAGCTTCTAATACTGAGACACTGGAAGCCCGCAAACACAGCATACCAGTTCCATTGGGTTAAGTCCTCTGCTTACCCCATGCCCATGAGAACACATCTTAAAGTTTAACCTCTTTATCTTGTAGTATCCTTAGATCTGTATCACTAGCTAACAAGTCTTTTAAGTCGGTTGTTGTTACCTTTGATGATACTAACCCTAGCTTGTAGATGCTTGAACCGACTAGCACGAATACTGGCTCGTTCTTCTCGTTTAGTAGGTGTCTGTCCTTGGTTGTGGTTTTCATCTTCTATATTCATGCCCATGACAACACATGTTAAATCCTCTCCTTCTTGTACTCCTTGACGGCATCACATAAGCGGGTGTTTCCCTTACCGGATTTCACTTGCTCGCTTGTCCATTCTTGAAAGTCATCATATCCTTTTTCCTCCTCTTCAGTTAGGGACATATAACCCTTGTTGAAGAGTAGTTCGCTTGTGTAGTCTATTACTCTTAATGAACCCCTTGTCATCGTATTCACCTCATTAGATTAAGCATATCTCGTATTTGCTAGGATCGTATTCTCTACTTTCAACCGTCTTAACCCCTATAGCTTCAGTGTATTGATTATCATCAAAAGCCATCAGATATGCATAATCCCCAAATACTGTTTTAAATTCTATCATCGTTTACCTCATCAAAGTATTACTTAATTATAGTATAGCTAGTATATAAATGAACTACCAAGGGATAACCACAATGATAACCTAAATCAGGATTATTCATTCATGTGGTTAAGGGATCAAAGCAGGCAAGACCAGAATCAAATAAGAGAGTCAGGATATAATTCATCCCATCCAGGATCATGGAGAGCAGAGAGTAATACTTTTAAAAAAAGTGTTTGTATAATATAAGCAAAATAAAAAACCTGAAAACGCTAAGGATAGAGTATAACAGGTTTTTAATAGTGTTTTGAGATTGAGTGGTTGTAATATCTATCTAATCATGACTTATGATTATTATCTAAATATATTATAATATATTATAATCATACAATACAATATATATATCATATATAATATATAACATAATTCAATAAATGTTATATAATATAACCACATAAACCAATGATCCACAATAAAACCAAAATAAAGAAAAACATAATCACTCCAACACATATATTAAAACACATACAATACAATACATACAATAAGATATAACTATTGTATTTAAGTATATTTTATATACTTAGTTACTTAAAGCAACCAATAATACGATAATGAAAGATGGTTTATTCTCAGAACGTACCTATTAACCTGATGGATGATCGAATAATGATTTTTCATTGGGTTATTATCAGTATTACTTTTTTTATTTAGCTTGTATTAGGTCTTAGAGTAGGTTTTCTGAAGGTATAAAAAACATACTTAAAGTAATACTATTAGAGGCCGACACAAGAGACTAAAAAACCCCCCCCCCAACAAGAAAAACAAAAAAAGAGACTACATATACCCCCTTCTAGTTTATCCGTAGCTTATTTTCCATAAACACGTTGGTAGTTAGTTTATATACTTGTATGTTGTATTTGTTTATTGATGGTGTTTCGGGTTGCTAGATGTAAAGAGTGTGGGAAACCAGATTGTCATATAGAATTGAATGATATTAGGGATCATGAGGAGTGTTTGTCTTGTAGTTTGTCTTGTAATGATATTATAGAAAGACGTAGGCATGAGAAATGGTTTTGCTCGTATGATTGTGTTATCACGTATTCAAGTAGGAGAGGGGGTTAAACGATGATGGAATATTGTAGTAAGAAGCAGTCGAAGTATACTGATAGTGGTGGGGTATCATGTAAGGATCTTGATTTTAAGATACCATCATCAGATTGTGGTTATGTTTCCATGAAGCATGTTTGTGTTAATTGTTCGAGTTGGATGGTTCCAGTTAATATATGTGGAAGTGATTATGAATGACGAAGAAGACGATAAGGGATAGGATAGCACCGAAGCCAGTACGATTATGGAAGATCAGGTATGACCAAACATCAGAGATTAGTGTTGTGGGTGAGGACTTAGATAGTGCGAAAGCTAAAGGAGAGAAGATACTCCATGAGTTAGGTTTGGTTGATGATGTGAAGGGTTTGGATTTGCTGGTAGTTTGTTTTGCTGGTGAATTGTATCTTTGAGGTAAGCACAGGATGAAGCAAGAAGAAAACATATTATGGGCTCTTGGTGAGTTATATGCTCTCTCTCATGAGGCTGAGAGTACAGATGATTTAGAGGAGATGGGGTGCATGGAACAAGTATGCATATGTAGAGAAGCACCAAATGGGGATCATGACATAAAATACATTATGCCAGTTCCAAATGGATTCTCTAATGCGATACGGATTCTACGCAAAGAGTTTGATGAACTCTTGGAAGCAGAATGAGTGACAGTATCCATGTAGAGGAGACTACTCCAGTGTATGCTACTCATTTCCTCATGACTTGGGATGATTTCACTAGTTTGGGGATGACGATCAAGGGTAAGCCAGTAGCATTAGTAGAATGAGATAATCATGAAGAGAGAGAACACAGAACTATTGAATGTGACGATATCCACTAAATTCCAGGAATCACAGGTAAAGGAGACTAACAAGTGGTTGGAGGGTAAGGATGATCTTAATTTCGCTGCTGCAGTACGGTTAGGATTACGATTACTAGTCAAGGACGGATTCATAATACAGCGTGGGAGTGTCTTAGATGAGTGAGGATGAGACTAGTATAGATAATATACCTGAAAGTAGGTTTGTAAGGAATCTTGAGGAGGAAGAGGTATCCTTAATAGATTTCCTATCTCGTAGAGGATATGGTTCAGTCTTCATAGCTGGCTTCATGGGAGCTATAAACTCGATGAGTCTCAGCCCAGATAAATCACTAACAGAGATATCCAAGCAGGGATTTGTTGATGCTCCAACTCAAGGCATGATTAGGAAGTATTTGGATGGTGATGGTAGTAAGGTGTCGATCTATCGTAGGACTACACCATCAAAGATGAAGGAATACATAGACTTGAATAGTATGAGTTTTGATTTGTATGATACATTCCAGGCACTCAAGGGTAGGTTAGATGATAATATCGAGAGTGGCTTGATAGAGGATGTTGATGCCACACGATTAGCTAGAGTACTCAGGGAATTATATGAGACACTACAGAAGAGTGCAGATGAGGGAAGGATCAATCAGGGTGTGAAGACTCAATACAATATCATGAACATCATAAATGGTATAGGGGATATGGTATCACCAGAATGTAGTGCTGAAGTAGATGCGGTACTGCAGAAACACATAAAATTAAAACACATGAAAGATGAGGCGATTGATGTAGATGGCAACGTACAGGAGAACTTGGGATGATATACTAGATGGTGATGGGCCAGAGCAAATACCCCAATACCAGTATCTAGCACAAAAGGATTTCCAGTTCTTCTTCGAGAGAATACTAGGATATGAGGAACTAAATCCTATGCAGAGAGAAATCTATAGTATGTATGATCTCTCTAATCTTGGTAAGGTTGAGACTCATTTATGTGTAGAAGCTCCAAGACAGCATGGTAAAACATTGTTTGGTGGAGTAGGTTTAGAGTTATGGCTTGCATACAAGTCAGAATCATTACTTAATGGAATATACAAGAATTATCCTTGGATAGCTTCACTAGTAGTATCAGGATCTGAAGGTCAGAGTAAAGGAATCATCAATAAAACAAAAGCACACATAGAGGATAATGAAGCACTCAACTTCCTAAAACCAGATTCAACAAAGGATAGTAAGTGGAGTGTTAGTGAGATAATGACAACAACAAAATTCTATCTCACATCACTACCATTCACATCATCAATAAGGGGTGGGACATACCATTTCGTTAATTCGGATGACCTACTACGAGATAATAAGATAAGTCAATCTCAAGCTATCAAGACATATGTTGAAGTCATAATACCAACAACAATAGAGACTAAGGGATTACAGGCAGTTACTGGAACACCACAGACTGGGACAGACTTATTCAACTATATTGAGGAAGAATTATACAAGAAGACTAAGAGATTCAAGTTCAAGCGGTTTGCTGCAGTATGGGATGCTGATGATGACGGGAAATGGGATACTACGTTATGGCCTAAGAAGTATTCTGTTGAGGATATGTTTCGCATGAAGGATATCATGGGTATCATAAGCTTTGCTAAAGAGATGCTTTGTGATCCTAAATTAGCTGGTGAGAACCTGTTTAGTTGGGAGATGATAGAAGGTTGCCTGGATCTTGAGGTGAGAGAGATAATGAGTTGTTCACCAGGATGGCAGTATTATATGGGTGTTGATGTAGCATTCAGTAATTCTAAGACAGCAGACTTCGGTAGCTTTAGTATACTGGGTGTTAATAAGAACCAAGTATGTTTAGTATACCAGTATAGGAAGAAGGGTATGACTCCTAAAGAGTATGATGAACACATATTCAGGCTTCACAAGAAATTCAATTTCATTGAGATAGTAGTCGAAGAAAAGGGATTAAGTATCGATATGGTAGCAAGACTAAAGGAGGATAGATACTTAGGTAGTGTTGTTAGGGGATTCAAGACTGGTAGAGGTAAAGGAGTCAAGGACGAGAAGGATAGGATAGTATCAAGACTACAGACTTCTATGAGTAATGGACATATAAGATTCCCTAAAAACTATGGGCAAGACGTAGAAATCCTATTCAATGAATTAATGAATTTTGCGATAATAGAGCGTGATGGTAAGGAAGAGTATGGAGCAACATCAGGACACGATGATACAGTAATGAGTCTTTGCCTAGCTCATGATGCAGCAACAGATCCGAATAGAGGGAAAGTAGGGGCGGTGATAATATGAGTCTCTTTGATCGAATAGTAAAGCGTTTCAATAAAGGAGAGGATAAAGGACGGCTTGAGTTTGATGTTGGTGATATGTGTCCTAAATGCAAGATATTCTATCTTCTAAGGGAGTTTAACTTCATATTCTGCAGTAATCCTGAATGTGATTACATGAAACCACCAAAGGATAATGATCCTGTTTCTGGATTTTATGATGGTGTGATATGATAGATTTGTTTTTAAAGCCTGGGAAACTAGAATATAATGCACTTTTTTATTGTCTACCCGTAGGAGGAGTATGATGGGTAGATTAGATAAAATTACAAACTGGTTCGGATTGGATGAAGTAAAGGCGAAGCCATTGGTTAATGAGCCTTATAATGTAGATTCAATTTATGGTCAGGAACAAACATCTAATTCTCCACTTGATTACAATGTCCTATGGGAGTATGCAACCAAGTCTCCTGAAGTATTGATACCAGTACATACTATCATTTCTGATGTCATAGCTGATGGATTCTACATAAGACCATACAATAAGGATTCTTCTGGAAGGAATAGAGTGAAGCAAGCTAGAGAGTGGTTGAGTAAAAACAGGTTCTCTACAGCAATACAGCAACCTTTGCTGTGGGATGCTTTGATAACTGGTGATGACTACTTGTATATCGCTAATGTATCTGATGCGAAGATAAACGAGAAGATAGGTGAGATAGTTGATACTCTTGGTTTCAATAACAAGAAACGTGCAGCAAATCTTATTTATAGAGATTTTGCTCTTGATTATAGTTTTGGAACTATGGATCTTGTTCCACTCGCATCAGAGACAGTAAAG